CCACCACATAATCTCAAATAGTTCATTCAGTTGGTGGAGTAGTTACTTATCAAAAAATAAAAATAAAAAAATCATCGCTCCAATCAAATGGCTCGGTACAGGGTATTCAACATACATTACCGATGATTTATATACAGAAAATATGATAAAATTATAAACATAATGGAAAATCAAATAAATCATCCTGAACATTATGGTGGAGAAGATAATCCATATGAAGCCATTAAAGTGATTGAATCTTGGGATTTAGGATTTCATCTTGGCAATGCAATAAAATACATTTCAAGAGCGGGTAAAAAAAGTATTGATACTGAGTTAGAAGATTTAAAAAAATCTTTATGGTATATTGAAAGAAAAATACAAAAATTAGAAGATAATGATTTTACTTTACAAGACGAAACTGATGAGTTAGATATTGACGTAAAAGACTTAACAAAAACAACATTTATTATTCCAGTTTGTGTTGAATCCAATGACAGATATAATAACGCTGTAAGTGTACTTGGGTTTTTAAATAAAAATTTTAAAACAAATGTTATTATACATGAATTAACTAAAGAAGAAAGTAAATTAGATTTTATTAGTTCATTAAAAAACTTAAAAATAAATCACATTCTTCAAAAAGATAATTTGGATTACTACCACAGAACAAAACAATTAAACGAAATGTTAAATATTGTAAAAACACCTGTAGTTGTTAATTATGATATTGACGTTATTTTACCTGTTGACTCTTACGTTGAGTCACAAAATTTAATACTTAATGGTAATTCAGATTTTGTTTATCCTTACGGTGATGGTGAATTTCAAAGGGAAATTTCTTTAAGTTTTAACAGGGATGAGTTTAATATAAATTTTGATATAAATTCAATTGATACTAATTTACTAAAAACTTTTACGTCAAAATATGGTCATTGTGTTTTTGCAAATACAAAAAAATATAGAAAATGTGGTGGAGAAAATGAAAATTTTATTGGATATGGACCTGAAGACCAAGAAAGAGAAAATAGGTTTATAACTTTAAAATATAATGTATCAAGAGTAGATAATCTTGTGTATCATTTTGAACATTCAAGAACACCATTTAGTAACGGGGATAATAAATATTACGACAAAAATCATAAATTGTGTGATAAATTATTGGCTATGGACTATAAATCAATGTTAGATTATTATAACAATATTGAATATAGAGAGAAATACGATAAATTTAATTAAAACATATCAAAATTATGATAGGACTAACTAATACCGAAATATTACACCATGAAAAAGGTAGATTTGGAAATCAACTTTTTAGAATTGGTGCGGTAGTTGGAGAATCAATGAAACGTAATGTTGAATATTACATCCCAAAAGAATGGGAGCACTGCGATTTGTTTCCCAATTTAAAAAATAAAATATCAGTAAATGATATTAAACATAATGTATCATCAACACACCAAGAACCATCATTTGCATATCACAACATACCTATCAATTCAGGTCTTTTGGAAATAAATGGATTTTTCCAATCGTGGAAATATCTTGAGGGATTTGAAAATGAGGTAATTGAAGAATTATCTTTTTCTAAAGAAAGGATTGATAAAGCATTATCTAAAATGTCCAAAGACACAATAAAATTATGTGTTCATGTTAGGTGGGGAGATGTATATGATAGAAAAACTGGTGGTGGTCATAAGGGTTTTGAAAAGTGGCACCCAACAATGTCACTTAACTATTATGAAAATGCAATAAATTTTATTTTAAATGAAACTAAAATTGATGAAATTTTAATTTTTACAGATAACGAAGACACCAAAGATTTTATTTTTGGTAAGTTTGAAAAATTTGGAGTTACAGTTGTCTATTTTGATTACGACAGCGACTATATAACAGATTTTGTATCCCAAAGTTTATGTCAACATTTTGTTATTGCAAATAGTACATTTTCTTGGTGGTCATCATTTTTAAGTAAAAATAAAAATAAGATAGTTTGTTGTCCTAAAGAAGAAGATTGGTTTGGTTCGGCATACACTCAACACGATAGGAGTGCGTTATTACCAATAACTTGGAAAAGAATTAATCAATAAGAAATATGGAAAATGTTTTAACTCCACAAGAAATGTGGGAAAGAGATAGAGGAGATGAAATTAAAATTATTGATTATCCGTTAGATTCTAATTCCCAAGTAATTGAACTTGGTGGATTTACTGGAGTATGGTCTAAAAAAATTATAAATAAATTTAACCCAAATTTAATTATTATAGAGCCAGTTCCAGAATTTGTTCGTGAACTAAAACGTGTTTTTCGTAAAAACAAAAAAGTTAATATTGAAGGTGTTGCAATTTCAACGTCAAATAAAAAAATAAACCTATACGTTAATGGGTGTGCAACTTCAGAAACTATTGAGGTTTCAAATAAACAAATTAGTGTTGATTGTTATGACATCAACTATTTCATTTCAAAATATAATTTATCTAAAATAGATTTAGTTCAAGTCAATATTGAGTGTGAGGAATATCCGCTTATTATGAATTGGATTGAAACTGGAATCTTAAAAAACATAAAATATCTTCAAGTACAATTTCACACATTTTGTGAAAACTATGAAGAAAACTATGAAAAAATATTTGAGGGATTAAAAGAAAATGGATTTGAAATCAATTATAAATATGACTTTGTTTGGGAGTCTTGGGTAAACAAAAATATATGAATTTAGATAAAAATATAATAGATGTTATTGAGAATTGGAATTTGTCATACACTGTTGGTAATTCATTGTTTCACATTTTAAATTCAAAAAATAAAGATTTTAATGATGTGGAAGAATTAAAAAAAGCTTCTTGGTTTTTAAATAAAAAAATAGATTCTTTAGAAAATTTACCACCAAGTAAGATTAAAGTTAATAAGATTAAATTAGATGATATAGATTTTAAATGTATTAATCTAAAAAAAAGAAATGATAGAAGGGATTGGATTAACTCTCATTTACCAAAGTTTAATATAAACTATGAATTTTTTGATGCAATTGTTGATGATAATGAATATGATGTTAATTTTCCAAAGGCTTACAGTAAAGGTCAAAAGGGTTGTTTTCTTTCTCACTATAAATTACTTAAAACACATGACAGTAATAAAATTTTAGGTATACTTGAAGATGATGTTGAATTTTGTGAAGATTTTTTGGACAGGTTTAAGTATATTGAAGACAACTTTAATTTAGATTGGGATATATTCTTTTTATCATCGTACTACCATTTGAATGACCATAAAGATGTATGGAATAAATCAGGTGATTTTGAATTGACCGATACAAAATATATCCATAGAGTTTACGGTGCCTTTACAACACATTCTTATTTAGTTAATCCAAAATCAATTGATAAGATTTTAAAATTAATTGATGAAAATATTGCCGAAACTTACGCCATTGACCATGTATATTGTTCAAAAATTGAAAGTAAATTAAATTGTTACTCTTTTACCCCAGGAATGGCAAATCAAAGGGTTAGTCATAGCGATATTGATGGTAGTAATAAAGACCCTAACGAATTTAAATTAATTGTTGGTGAACACTATTACGTGAATAACCTTAAAGATTTTGATTATGAGAAATATTTTGAAAAATATATTTCAGAAAGAGATTCTAAAAAAATTAAATCTAAAATTTTTAATAAACCAAAAATTAAACAAGATAATTTTGACTACGACAAATATTTTGAAAAAATAAATAATAAGATATCAACAAGTATAAACAGATATGAATTTAAAAATAGTTATAATCTAAATTACGTAATATATAACTACGATTATTTTACAAATCTTTATTACCAAAAAACTAATGTTGTAAATGAGGAATATAAAGAATATAGTAAATTACAAGAGTTAATAAGTTTGGTAGATAAATCAAAAATTATTATTGATATTGGTGCAAATTGTGGTTTATTTAGTATTCCATCTTCACTAAATGGATATGAAGTTTATGCCTTTGAACCTGTACGAATGAATATAAAATTGTTAGAATTAGGAAGAGAAGAAAACAAATGTAATAATTTTAATATTGTAAATATGGGAGTTTCTAATAAAACAAAAAAAGAAACAATCTACATACCATATTGTTCAGACAACACATCTTTTAATAAAGATGTTGCAATAAGTAATATGTCATTTAGTAAAAATTATATTGAAGAAACAGTTAATTGCACCACGTTTGATGATTGGATTAAAAAAAATAAAAATCTTAATATTGGATTTATTAAAATTGACGTTCAAGGATTTGAAAAAGAAGTGTTGGAGGGCATGACAGGATTTCTTAAAAATTGTAACGATGTTTACATTTATCTTGAATGGGATAAAAACTTAACAGAAAATAATGGGAATTCTTTGGATGACATGGAAACTATTCTTATTGAGAATAATTTTGAAGTGAGAGAAACTTTAGGAAACGATAAACTTTTTTATAAAAAATAAAATGATAACAGAAACAGGATATTGGACATCAGATGACACAGAAGCAATCCATGTGCATGACCCAAGCTTAGCAAATTGGATTTTAAATTACCTACAGGATGATAAGGATAAACAATTAATTGATTTTGGATGTGGTTTTGGGGATTATCTTAAAAATTTACATAACAATGGATTCACAAACTTACACGGATTTGAAGGTGAGGTTAGAAAGGGAAGCCCTAACTTTGTTGATAGTTGGGATTTAACGAACCCAATAAAAAACTATAAAAATTATGACAATTTAATAAATAATGCTTACAATACAATTTGTTTAGAAGTTGGTGAGCACATACCGAAACAATATGAATCAATTTTTTTAGATAACATTACATCACTAACATCAAACAAAATAATACTGTCTTGGGCTATTATAGGTCAATTAGGTGATGGTCATGTTAATTGTATGAACAATGATGAAGTAATCTTAAAAATGAATGAGTTAGGGTTTAAATATTTAGAAGACGATAGTGTTAGTGCTCGTAATTCAGTTTCACCTAGAATTGCATCTTGGTTTTTAAAGACCATAATGATTTTTCAAAAAAAATAATAATGATTACAATACCAGTTAGTGTTGGTGAATTAATTGACAAATTATCAATCCTTCATGTTAAACAAATGAAAATAAGTAACCCAGAAAAATTAGAATACGTTAATAAAGAATTTGAACTATTATATAATTTTTCATCAGTTTATTTAAATAATGAAGAAATATCAAAATTATATCATGAATTAGTTAAAACTAATTCTGAGTTATGGGAAATTGAAGACATGTTAAGAGTTATTGAAACAGAAAAAACTTTTGATTCAAAATTTATTGAACTATCAAGAGGGGTATATCATACCAACGATAAAAGATTCAGATTAAAAAATGAAATAAACGAAATAACTTCTTCTGAAATTAGAGAAGTTAAAGAATATATAAAATATTAGTTATGAAAAAAATATTAGTCCTTGGCGGTGGAGGATTTATTGGAGGTCACTTAGCAAAAAAATTAAAAGATGAGGGAAATTGGGTAAGAGTCGTTGATATTAAAAATCACGAATATTTTACAAAACAAGAGATGTGTGATGAGTTTTTAACTTACGATTTAACTGACCCAAAAAATGTAGAGGCGGTTATAAGGTTAGAACAATATAGTGATGATTTTAGAAAAAACGTAATATCACCATTTTCATACCTTAAACAACCTTATTCTGAGTTGATACCGTTTGATGAAGTATACCAACTTGCCGCGGATATGGGTGGAGCTGGTTATATTTTCACCGGAGAACACGATGCGGATGTTATGCATAATTCGGCAATGATTAATTTAAACGTAGCTAAAGAGTGTGTTAAAACTGGAGTTAAAAAAGTATTCTATTCTTCATCAGCATGTATGTACCCTGAACATAATCAATTAGACCCTAACAATCCAAATTGTGAGGAGTCTTCGGCATACCCCGCAAATCCTGATTCAGAATATGGTTGGGAAAAATTGTTCTCTGAAAGATTATTCTTATCATTCCACAGGAACTATGGGTTAAATGTTAGAATTGCAAGATTCCATAACATCTTTGGACCAATGGGAACTTGGAAAGGTGGTAAAGAAAAATCACCTGCGGCAATGTGTAGAAAAGCCGCAGAAACACCTAATGGAGGTGAGATTGAAGTTTGGGGTGATGGTAAACAAACTCGGTCATTCCTGTATATTGATGATTGTGTGGAATCAGTATTAAGATTTATGAGACAAGATGATTTTATTGGTCCGGTTAATATAGGTTCCGAGGAAATGGTTGAAATTAATCAATTGGCGAAATTGGCAATAATTGCTTCGGGAAAAAACATCACAATACAAAATATTGGGGGAGATGAATTTAAAAATAAATACGGATTTAAATGCCCGGTAGGAGTTCAAGGTAGAAATTCGGATAATAAATTGTATAGAGAAAAAATGAATTGGGAACCACAAATGTTATTATCTGAAGGTATTATAAAAACATTTGATTGGATTAAAACTCAAGTCGATAATAATAAAAATTAAAATAAATTAAATAGGTAATCCAAGAGCAAAAAAAATTTATAAATAAAATAATATGAAAAAATTATTAGTTACCGGAGGTCAAGGATTAGTAGGGTCTTCAATAAACGCCGAATATAAAATTGGACGAGAGTTTGATTTAATTAATTTTGAAGAAACTCAAAAAATGTTTAAGAAATATAAACCAACTCAAGTAATTCATTGTGCAGGTAAAGTCGGTGGAGTTGGTGGAAATATGAATCATAAAGGAGAATACTTTTATAATAATATTATGATTAACACTAACGTTATAGAATCTGCAAGAAGAAATGGGGTTGAGAAATTGGTATCTTTCTTATCTACCTGTGTTTTTCCGGATAATGTTGAGTATCCATTAACTGAATCAAAAATTCATTTAGGAGAACCTCACAATTCTAATTACCCTTATGCATATGCTAAACGAATGGCGGATGTCCAAATCAGAGCGTATAGAGAACAATACGGATTAAATTATGTTTCAGTGATTCCAACAAACACATACGGGCCAAATGATAATTTTTCATTAACTCATGGACACGTAATACCAATGTTAATACATAAACTTTATTTATCACAACAAAACAACACAGACTTTACAGTATGGGGGTCAGGAAATCCATTGAGAGAATTTATTTATTCTAAAGACATTGCAAAACTTTCAGAATGGGCCATCGATAATTATAACGAGTTGGAACCAATTATTTTTAGTACTTCCGAAGAGATTAGTATTAAAGATTTAGTTGATTTATTGGTAAAAGAATTTAACTTTAAAGGAAAAGTCATTTTTGACTCATCAAAACCTGATGGTCAATTTAGAAAACCATCTGACAATAGTAAATTAAAATCTTATTTACCTGATTTTAAATTCACACCAATAGAAGATGGTATTAAAGAAACTGTAAATTGGTTTATAAAAAATTATGAAAATGTTCGAAAATAAAATAGCACTAATAACCGGGATTAACGGTCAAGATGGTTCTTACCTTGCGGAATTTTTACTACAAAAAGGATATGATGTCCACGGAATTTTAAAACGTAATTCTGTTGCGGAAAATCAAACCTCGAGATTAAATTCTATTTATACTAAAATTAAACTACACTACGCAGATTTAACCGATTTGTCATCATTAATTAGTGTTATTCAAAAAGTAAATCCGGACGAGATTTATAATTTGGCAGCACAATCTCATGTTAGAATATCATTTGACCAACCATTATACACCACAAATGTTACGGGTATAGGAACTTTAAATGTTTTAGAGGCGGTTAAATTAATCAAACCATCAATTAAAATATATCAAGCATCATCATCAGAAATGTTTGGTAATAGTATTGATGAAGACGGATACCAAAGAGAAACAACACCAATGAACCCTGTTTCACCTTATGGATGTGCAAAAGTTTTTAGTTATAACATTTGTCGTAACTATAGAAACTCATATGGTATGTTCATATCTAATGGAATTTTATTTAATCACGAATCACCAAGAAGAGGAACAAACTTTGTAACTAATAAAGTATGTAAAGAAGCGGTTAAGATTAAATTAGGATTATCTAATGAACTTAAATTAGGTAATCTTGACGCATCTAGAGATTGGGGACACGCTAAAGATTATGTTAAAGTTATGTGGCAAATATTACAATTAGATAAACCTGATGATTTTGTATGTGCCACAGGTATTTCACATACAGTAAAAGACCTATGTGAGTACGTTTTTAAAAAATTAGATTTAGATTGGGAATTATATGTCAAACAAGATGAGAAATTTTTAAGACCTGAAGAATTACAAAACTTAAAGGGTGACCCATCAAAGTTAATAAACGCAATAAATTGGACTCAGGATTATACATTTAAAACTATGTTGGACGAAATGATTGAGTATTGGGTAAACTTTTATAAAAAAAATTAAATTATGATAAACATACCAGTAAGTGTTGGGGAATTAATAGATAAACTACCCATCCTATACATAAAAAAAACAAAAATATCTAATAACAAAAATTAAAATAAATTAAATGGGTAATCCAAGAGCAAAAAAACCATCATCCGTACCTCTTAATCAAGAGGGAAACACTAAAACAAGAAAAGAATTAATTTTTTCAATCCTAAAAAAGAAAACAAAAGAAAAATTCTTAACAGAAACCCAAAAAAAATATTACGATACTTTAGTATCTAGTGAGATAACAGTATGTTCAGGTCCCGCTGGTGTTGGTAAAAGTTATATCACCATGAAAGCGGCAATCGATTTACTTTCTGACCCAAACACACCTTACGAAAAAATAATCATAGTAAGACCAGCGGTCGAAGCGGAAGAGAAATTAGGGAGCTTACCCGGAAATGTTGAGGAGAAATTAGACCCTTATATTTTCCCATCATACTATCTTTTAAATAAAATCATTGGTAAAGAGAATAGAGAAAAATTAAAAGAAATTGAGGTCATTGAAGTATTCGCATTAGCATTTATGAGAGGGATGAATATTGACAATTCAATTTTAATTTTTGAAGAAGGTCAAAATGCAACTCCAAGTCAAATGAAATTATTATTGACAAGGATAGGGTTTAATAGTAAATTTTTTATATCAGGGGATGTTGAACAATCTGACCGATATAAAAATAAGACTCATAGTGGATTATGGGACGCAATTGAAAAGTTTAGAAACGATGAATACGTCTCAACTTTTGAGTTTAAAGATAGAAATGATATTGTTAGAAATCCTTTAATTAGTAAAATTTTACAAAAATACGATAACGAAACAGAATGAGAATTGGAATTGAATTAAATGGAGTATTACGAGATACCTTAAAAAAAATACAACAAGAGTATGAGAAATGGTATATAGAAAACCCATTCAAAGAAGATGAAGAAAAATCTGAATACGAAGTAATTTCTGATTTAACAAGTTTAGATATTTCAAAACATCTTAAATTTAAAGATGAAGATGAGGTATACAATTTTTTATACAAGGAACATACCATGGAAATATTTGGACATGCAGGTTCTGTTGAAAATTCAAGTATGATGGACTTTAATGAATTTTATTTGGATGCCAGAGATAATCACGATATTCTAATTGTTTCTGATGAAATTGGTAAATCAAAACCAGCGTCATTATTTTTCATTTCAAAGTTTGGAGGTTTAGTTGAAACGGTTAAATTTTATAGTGAATCAACAATTAATTCAATGTGGGATTCAATAGATGTTTTACTTACTGCAAATCCTAACTTATTATTAAACTACCCTAAAAATAAAATTGTAATTAAATACGAAACCGAATATAATAAAGATATTATGGTCGAACATTCAATAACAAAATTTAAAGAATTACAAAATAAAATAAAACAACTATATGATTAAAGTATTAGGAGAAAATTACTACATTGACTTGGATAAAGTTGAGGAGTATTTAGACATGTCGGACCAAAATTTCGAAAATGAATTTTCTGGTGAGACAGAAGTAAAAATTAATATGTTAAAATTTGAATTGGTGAAATTGCTATTAGACACCGTTTTAACTGAACACGAAGTAATTGATGAGCAGTTAGGAATAAAATCAAGTTCAAATACTAGCATACCATTTAGAATAGCATTCAATAGTCTATTAAACAAAAAACTTATAAATCATTATTAATATATGGATACCTCAATAAATGAAAAAGTAAAAAATTCTATCCAATCCCTAAGAGATAGAAAATCAAGAATTTATTTTCTTGTTCAAGATACAAAGGGGAACGCAAGAGCATCTGTTAGATTGATATATCAAACCGCGAAATCTTTATTAGATGCAGGATTTAATCCTATAATTCTCCATGAGAAAAAAGAATATGCCGGAGTAGTTGCATGGTTAGACGAAGAATATATGTCAATACCTCACAAATCAATTGAAGGTCAAAATTTAGAAATATCTCCTGAAGATTTTATTATTATTCCTGAAATTTTCGGATACGTTATGGAACAAATTAAGAATTTACCTTGTGGAAAAATTGTTTTAACTCAGAATTATAATCATATTGTTGAGACGTTACAACCAGGTCAAAATTGGTCACAATACGGAGTTTTCAAATGTATTACAACAACGACTAGACAACAAGAATATATTGAGACTGTAATGAGACAATCAAGTTTTGATATCATTAAACCATTAATAACTAGTAATTTTTACCCTAAAAATTTACCGGCAATGCCGATTATTGGTGTCCACACTAAAGACCAAAGTGATACGATTAACATAATTAAAACTTTTTATCTAAAATTCCCTCAATATCGATGGTTTACATTTAGAGATTTGAGAGGTCTTTCAGAAAAGGAATTCGCTAATTCTTTGAGAGAATGTTTTATGAGTGTTTGGATTGACGATGAAAGTGGTTTTGGGACATTTCCATTAGAGTCCATGGCATCAGGAGTTCCTGTAATAGGTAAAGTTCCTAATATTCAACCTGAATGGATGAATGAAGATAATGGAATATGGATGACTAACAAACCAATGATGTGTGATTATATTGCTGATTTTATTCAAAATTGGTTGGAGGATAACATTAAACCTGAGCTTTATGAAAACATGAAGAAAACAGTTGAACCTTACACAAATAAACAAGAATTTGATTCTAGTATTGTTTCGTTATTTGAAACTTATTTAGACACAAGAGCAGAATCATTTGAAAAACAAATATCTAAAACTGAAGAATAATATGGAAAATAAATTATCGTTATCGATTATACTACCAATAAAATCATCTAAATCTAGAGATTTTACAGAATATTTTGAAAAGGCAATAACGTCAATAAAAAACCAAACGGTTAGTATTGAGGAATTAGTTATTGTTCACACATCAGAGGAATCTTTAATTACCTTTTTAAGTGATTATGATTTTGGAACGCTGAATGTTGTTAAGTTATTGTGGGATAAAGAACCTAGTTACGCAGAACAAGTTAACTATGGTATTAAGAATGCAAAAGGAGAATGGGTGTCGTTATTTGAATTTGACGATGAATATTCTTCGATATGGTTTAAAAATGTAAAAACTTATATTGAGGCATACCCTGAAACTCAAGTATTTTTACCTGTTGTTGTTGAAACTGATGAAAAAGGAACATTTGCAGGATTTACAAATGAAGCAACTTTTGCCGCGAATTTTAGTCAAGAAATGGGGACATTAACCAATGAAACTTTACAAGATTATCAAAATTTCCAAACCGCAGGTGCTGTCATTAAAAAACAAGTTGTTGAAGATTTCGGAGGATTCAAATCATCAATTAAATTAACTTTTGTTTATGAATTTTTATTAAGATTAACTTATAATTCAGTTTCAATTAAGTCAATCCCTAAACTTGGATATAAACATACAAATATGAGAGAAGGGTCAATATTTTGGAACTATAAATATGGTGAGAATAAAATGTTGGAGGATGAAGTTAAATTTTGGGTCCAAACCGCTAAGAAAGAATTCTTTTTTGTTGATGATAGAGGCATAAAATACCAATCAGAAAATGGATAATGCAAGATACTTTATCAGCAATTACCGAAAATTCTTTATCAAAAAAAAGAGGTAGAAAAACAGTAAATGTAAATTATTTTGATGTTAAAGAGGAAGAAGCGGTTAAAGAGTTTTTATTAGCTAAAACTTCGGAAGAAAAAAATAAAATATACAACGAAGTTTTAAGAGGTCCTTTAGATAAAATGATATCTTCAATCATAAGAAGATATAAGTTATATCGTAAAGATATGGATTTTAACGAAATTAATTGTGATACACATTCATTCTTAATGACAAAGGTGGATAAATTTAAACCATCAAAAGAGAAAAAAGCGTATTCATATTTCGGAACTATATGTAAAAATTATTTAATGGGTCAAATTATAAAAGACCAAAAAGAAAATAATCGAAAAATTTCTTATGAAGATGTGTCAGCACTCATTGAAGAGAGGCCCGAAATGTCATATAGAATAGATGAAGAAAATATTAACACCGGTGCAATTATTGGTGAATATTTGAAAGAATTACGTGATTTTATTGAGGGTGAAAATTTAAATGATAATGAAAAAAAATTAGGTTATGCTTTAATTGACTTGTTCGATAACTATGAAACAATATTTCCAAGTGCGGATAACAATAAGTTCAATAAAAATATTATTTTACTTTCGTTAAGAGAAATGACAAATCTTAACACTAAAGAGATACGGAATTCAATGAAAAGATTTAAAAAATTGTATATTCTTATTCAAAGTAAAATGAAAACAGATTAAATAGTATTTATAAG